GAACGACGACGAACCAACCATGATTGAAACAATGACTGATGATGTTCCGACATTTCCTACTAGTAACAGTGAAAAAGAAATAGCAAAACAAAAGACCATTTTATCTATGAATATTGGAGATTTAGACGATAATAATGTGAAGGATGAAGACGATAACGGTGAAGATATGGATGGAAGTGACGATGAAGACTATGAAAATGTAAACGATGATGATGATGATATTGTTGATGATGACGATGATAGTGATGATGACAGTGTAATAAATTCAATTGATGGTGACGACGATAATGATGTTACTGTAAGCAATAACAATATATCATCTAATAAGAAAAAAACCACAACTAGAACAGTTAAATCAAAAGGTAATACTGAATTACAATCTTCTACAATAGATATACCAATTGATTTTGAAAAGAATGATTCTGATTATGATTCGGAGGATGATGATGACGAAGATGATGAATATTTACAAAAATTTGACAAGGAGATGAGAGATAATTATATATTAGAACAGCATCCTGAATCGGTAAATCAGAATTACGATGAAATTTATCAATTGGCTAGCGTACAAAGAAATAAGGAAAATATAATTATAGATGAATTACATAAAACCATCCCGATTTTAACAAAATATGAAAAAACCCGAATATTAGGTTTAAGAGCTAAACAATTAAATAATGGCGCTAAACCCATGATAAAGATGAATGTACCTATTATTGATGGCTACTTGATTGCTTTAAAAGAATTGGAGGAAAAGGCAATCCCTGTTATTATTCGTAGACCAATACCTAACGGGTCCTCAGAATATTGGCATCTTAAAGATTTAGAAATTTTACAATAATTTTACAACCAAATTTAATAACTTTATAAGAATTATTATTATTCATTTTTCTATTACTAATAATAATAATAATAATATAATATAAATGGGAGTGACTTATTCTCAACCTCAAAATAAAAGTAATGATAGTAAATCTAATATCGATAGTAGCAATAATAATTCTAGTAGCAAGAGTAGTTCTAGTAGCAATAGTAATTCCACTGTGAATTCTGAGACAGAGAATACTTCAAACGCTCCATCTACGTCCGCAACTGATAAACCAAGTAACCTAGGAAAGGAAACCAATACAAAAGGAGATACAGCAAACGACGGGTTTACAGATGTTTACGGAAACATAAATTTTATAACGTTTTTATCTAGTATTTATGCTAGATTGGCTTATTGTACAGACCATAAGTTTTTGCGTTACTATCAAGAAATATTTGGTCCTATTATTAGTGAAGAAATATTGACAGCAATCAATAATCAAGTAAAAACTAATGGGGTAAAAAGTATTATGAATGATAAACAAATGTTTGGTTTAACTAGTGGTAAAGATAAATTTGGTTTAAAAACATATACATCTGATACAAAATTAGAACCTACTACATCTATAGAAACTAAACAAAGTGGCGGCAATGACGCATCTGGAGATGAACAAGTTCATTTACAATTTTTACCATTAGCAAAAAAAATAAATATTGCTTTAGGAGAGCAAAGAATATCAAAAGACGATGCTAACTGTCACTTTGACCTAAAAGAATGTAAACCAGATCCTAATTTAATATTTATTCAAATAGCAAATTCAAATTATGGTGGAATATATGTATTTGGTGATAAAAGAATGCCTAATTTAATTACAGTTGCTTTTCGTGGAACATATAGTGTTAAATCGGCCGGAAGTTATACAAAACTATCATCACTTACACCTGGTATAATAGGCAAAGAAGCTCATATACCCGAAAAATACCTAACCGGTATTTTTAAATTAATTTCTGAAAATATTCATTCAATTCTTTACGCCATGACATATGTAAGTAACCAATTAGGAAAGGAAGAAAAACAGATTTTAACAACAGGACATTCTCTAGGTGGTGGATTAACCACTATATTTGCTTATTTATGGGTAACACATATTACATCTAATGAAAAATATAGAAAAGGGGATTATGCTCTATTAAATCCAAATATATGTTGCGTTAGTATCGCTTCACCACGAGTTTTAAGTAAAGAATTAGCAAACCTATTTTGTTGCTTAACTGATGATATTGGAAATGAATTAAATGATGAATGTAAAAAAATGGTTAAACAAATCAATAAATCACGAAAAGATAACAACCAAATAACTATTGTAGGTCGCATTACCTATATTCGCAATACAATGTTCCGAGATCCAGTTACGGGATTACCAGTAAAGGGTAACTATTATCATCCTTGTTCAGATAAAGATACCACTGGTGCTAAAACTAGAAAAGCCGTGACAAGTGATTGTTATGTTCAAATAAAAAATAGTGCAAGTACTAGATGTTGGACACAAAAGAAAAAGGCATTGTTTAGAAAACCAGTTCCAGACAAATTAGCTATTACTATGGATTATAATATGCCTCTTGACTGTGTTGATACACAGGAAAAACGAAAGGCATCCAAGTATAAATCACCTAATTTGTTAAAAATGCCTATGGGATATCATATAATGTATAATGGTATTTCATTTGCCGGTGGATTAGATCCATTTGAGTTTTTGGCAAGTGCTAATCCTTTAAAATCCAAAGAAGCAAGTAAAGAAATTATACGGACTATTGAGTCAGGAGATACTGTATGTCGCATTATAGTATACCCATCTCCTAAAACCGGAGGAAGTAATGCCAGTGTAGCATTTTTTGATTTAAGTAAATTAAGGAACAAAAATATAGATAAGGTAGATGAAAGTAAAATACACCAACAACTGAGTACTAGTTCAGCAGAAAAAGCAATTGAAGCAGAAGATATTAATTATACAGATGATGATTTTAAAGAGTTAATTGAAAAAGTGACTGATTACAATATATTAAATAGTAAGGCTTCGTTAAATGGTACAAAAAATTTGATTGATTTTACTGATACAAAATCAACTAATATTGATGATACAACTCTTATACGAAATATTTCATCAGCATCAGCATCATCATCAGCACCACCAACCGGTGGTAAACGTAAGCGAAATAACAAGAAAACAGTTAGTAAAAGATCCAAAAAATCTAATAAAACCAAAAATAAACGCAAAACTAGAAAAATACGTCGTAAATAATATATAGGGTAAAATGAAGTAATAAAAATAATAATAATAAATTTATATTAGTATTTTTATGCTTTGTAATAGCAATTATGATATTATGACCATTATATCGTTATATTGTTATGTCGCTACTATTATTTCAACCTAACACTTCCATCTGTTTCCACAATCCAAACAATTAACAAATGTTGTCATTGGTTCATCCGCTGAACGCGTCTGTAATTGGTAATAAGTACATTTTTTTGACTTACATTTCCAACACTTGAAATCGTCAGTAGATGCTTCTACTTTAGGTTCATATTTATTCTCGTCTCTAATTTCTTTTTCTCGTATAAGATCATCCCATTTATCAGGACGCATTTCTTGATGTGTCATAAATGCTAGAGTATGCGCCTTAATCGTTTTGTCCATCATGGATTTTTGTATAGTTTCATTTTTTAAATTAATACAAATAGTTCTCAGTCTGTCCAAATATATTTTCACAAAATAATTGTTATCCCACTTCTTGACAACATTTAATTTATCAGCATGTTCCAATGTATAATTGAATATTCCTTTTTCCAAATTAGAACAAATTACTTCATCGTCTAGAATCTTTTTAAGATTATTAGCAACATTTCCTCTGAAATCTTCTGGATTCTCTATCTTATGCATATTGTATTATTACTATGTTTATAGTAATAATTCTTTAATCAATTTTTTATTATACATTATTAATCTTCGTCACTATAAGAATAGTCTTCATATTCTAATTCCGCAGTTGATTCATCACCCCACGTTCCTTCATCTCCACTATTTGATCCACTTACATCTTCTACCAAATTATCCTCTACTACAAAATCGTCTTTCAAGTATCCGGTTTTCGTCTTCATTTCTGCCGGAACATTTGCCAATTCGTCTATTTCATTTTCATCTTCTTTTGCAGTATCGGCTAGGTTCTCAAAACCACCAAACAATTCTTCGTAAAATTTCTCCCATTCTTTCACAGATAAATCAATATACTCACCGTCGTCGTCTTTGGCTACTAGAGCTATACAACCAAAATATAAAATATTATCAATTGGTGGCGGAAAATCATATTTATTTTCCATATTTGCCTTACCAGTATCACGAGCATATAGAGCAACTGATGTAAATGAATATTTATTCTTATTTTTCTTGTTGCTCTTCACAGTCCACGTATGTCTCAATTCAAAACCATCGATCTTCTTGAATTTACATTTCTTATATAATTCATCCTTCCCTTCCACATATTTACACTCCTTTAATTCTCCAGTCTTTTCAACTAATACGATATTTACCATAACTAATTATCATTTGTAGAATAGGTTTAAATGGTTTCCTTAATATATTAATAATGATACTACTATATCCAGATTTTAATATGAATGTGAAACTAAATGGCACCATAAATAGATTAGATTTAATAAATCCATCTACGTCCAATATTGAACAATATTATCAAGCAAAATATGATGTTTTACAGTTTGACATTATGTCTTTGGTTAGCAACGATCAATGTAATGAAAATCACAATACACCAGATACGACAACTTCTTATGAAATTATAAATAACAAGATATATAAAATTGATAAGTCTACCGATTATCATGAATATCAATTTAGTAATGAAATTACATTTCGTCTTCATAATGAATGTGATGTTGTAAGAAAAGAAATATATACAATTCCATTAGATCTATCGTATGTTAAAAAGGAGTTTAGAAAATACAAATTACATTCTACTAGTCTAGTTACACTTATGACTGAAACGAATACGCATAACCCATCCGGTAATAACAACAGCAATACAAAGAAAATAATGTTTCAAGTCAATGAAACCGAAATTACAGAATCAATAAAGGAAGAATTGATTACGTTTTTATCTCTATTAAAACTTTATAAATAATATATAACAGCATGCTTCCTTGGATTATCCAAATGAGTATTATATCATTAATAGTAATAGCATTGGTTCATAATTTATTTACATTTTTTAAAACAAATCTAACAACTCCCAAAGTAAAAGATTTAGTAAATAAGCCACAGAAGCAATATGACGCATTATTTAATACTATGAGAAATCCTATATACTCATCTAGTAAACAAATGAATGATAGTGTTGAACATTCAAAGAATGATTCAAGTACGACTACTAATTCAAATATGAAAAACGAATTAAAAAATTATTTAAAAGAATTAAGTGAAACCAAGAAATCTGCCTTGGGATCAAGTGGTACAACTGGTATAAGTAGTGTACCTAATCTAAATAACAATGACGGGATAATGACTGGTGAAAATATTATGGCTAATTCTTTTGAATCAAACAGTTATTCGTCATTTTAGTATGTATATGTATATAGAATAAGCTAAACGTTTATGATAAATGGTTTAAAGATTACATGACGTATCATGTATATGAGACTTAGTCATAATGATAAAAACGAGTTGCTAAAACGATTGCCTACGTTGAAACTTTCTTATGAAAATATCCATAAGAAAGTTTCCAGTGAACTATATTATTTAATACCGAAAGGTGTGAAACATTTAGTATGGTTCACTTATTTTCAAGATCAAAAGGTTTGTATCTTTGTTGAGATGAATACGGGAGTACAAAATTCTATAAAAAATATGTTTATTGTTCCGCAAATGTTTGAGAAAAAAATGGTTCTTGGTACAATCATGTATGGAACATTATTCAATGTAAATGGGAGTCAGTTTTTTTCTGTGGAAAATATTCATTTTTACAAAGGAAAAAATATTGAAGACTCAAGTGAATTGAGTAAAATGACATTATTAAAGCATATATTTGATAATGAAGTAAAACAATCAGTAATCACTAAATTCGGCATATGTTTAGGAATGCCGGTTATAGAGTCCAGTTTTGAAAATGCGGTTACTATTGCTAAGCAATTACCCTATGAAATTTATTGTATTCAACAGAGAAATTTTAATGATAATAAACACTTATATTATTCTACTCTTTATAAATCATCTTCTATAGAAGAACACGATAATAAAGTGTTTTTAATTAAACCGGATATACAAAACGACATATATCATTTATATGTTAAAAATAATTATGGTGATTTAGAGAAATATGATGTTGCTGCTATACCTGATTATAAAACCAGCGTTATGATGAATAAGATATTTAGAAATATTAAGGAAAATCGTAATTTAGATGCGTTGGAAGAAAGTGACGATGACGAAGAGTTTGAAGATATTCGTGAAGATAAATTCGTGAAATTAGACAAAAGTGTTACTATGGAATGTTCGTTTCATAAAAAACACAATGTATATGTTCCGTTGAAAATAATTGAGCGAGGAATCATTGCGACGCGTTCATCAATGGATGTCGCGAAACAACGTTTAGAACAAAATAACACATATAATAACAATAATTCAAGAGGTCAAATAAATCAAAACCGGTACAACAATAATCATTCAAATCAAAATCGGTACAACAATAATAACAATAACAATAACAATAACAATAATAGCCAACGATCCGGACGACCTAAACACAAATATAATCCACATAGTCAAATCAATCATTATAGACAGTCATTTAATCAATAATTCTTTTTATCACAAGTATATATATATATGTCAAACTTTCCGATATTAGGTAATATGTCATCCGGATTAGTTAATGAATCAAATTCTCATTTTTCCAATCCTGGGTTTTCAAGCAAAGTAGGTGCCGTCACTGGATGTGGTGGTTCTGGTACAGAATTAGCTTTACAACAAAAAGGTNTGTATCAAATGGAACAGGAACAGGAACAGAAACAGACAGGAGGCAAACNTATGAAAAAATACAGAAGTAAGAAGCACAAGAAGTCTGTTAAAAAACACGTTCGTAAAAGTCGTCGCACAGTTCGCAGAAAAAGACGTGTTCATCGTGGTGGATATGGACACGGATTTGCTGAAGTTCAACCATCTGATATGAATGGTAATGCTACTTATACAAGTTACGCATCATTAGGTCAAAACAGTGATACCAATATGGAAGCATCCAAACAACATAATTTAACAGGAGGTATGAGAAAGAGAAAATCCCACGGAAAACGTAAGAGTCACAAGAGTCACAAGAGTCACAAGAGTAAGATGAGAAGACATTCAGGAAAAAAACGTCGCTCTCATAAACAAGGTCATAAGCAACGAGGTGGTTATAGTCAATACATGTCCAATGTGCCAAATAGCCATGGTTATTCACTAGGTGGTACTTTAAACGCCACTAATTCGGGTTTAGCTAGTCCTTCTCCATTTACTCCTTATAACCACTGTGATAAATAATTATGAATAATGATAAATAATCATGTATAATTACAACTTAATCAAACAGACACCCTTTAATGGTTCATCCTTTTTCTTTATTTTTCTAATACTTTCGGCACTTTTCAGCGGGTCATAAACAGTATGCCATACATTGTTCAAGTATGTGCTATTATCACACGAAATGATATTATATTTCTGTTTCATATAATATTGTCGTCTTTTCTGCCATTGTTTCTCAAATATATCGTGACTGTCAATAATATCTATTACCACAGGTGACGAATGTTTCACTCTTAATATTCGTCCTACTGATTGACATACGTCCGTTTTAGGCGACGCCATGATTAATGACGTGAGAGTCTTAATATCAAGACCCTCTGACGCCATGGCATAGGTAGCAATAATCACCTTTTTGCCTTCACTCACCTTTAAATCCGCCTCTTTCATACCACCAATATAATATCCTACTGTGGCGATATTACGATGTTCAATCGCCTTATATAAATAAGTAATAAGTGATTTATTGTGTGCTAGAATCATGATTTGTTGTTCAGGATTTTGCTGTAGCTCTGTTTCTAATACTTTCAATATGAATTCGGACCGATGGTTATAACTACATAGTTTGGAGATCATAGTGCTATACAATGGATTTCCCCTATAATCATATTTAATTTCATTAAACTCTTCATCGTCCACTTTGTAATTAATTGCCTTTACAATGACCTTATGTTCACTCGTATCCGTCTTTTCTTTGTGAATAATATCTCCCAAAAACATTTTAAACACCTTGGTCAATCCATCCTTTCTCTGCATAGTTCCTGATAATCCCAATGTATAATTAGTCATTGTTTTCATCATACACCGACTGAATACCTCTGCCCCTAAATGGTGGGTTTCATCATAAATAGATAGACCAAAACAATCAAACATATTTTCCGGATAATTTTTTTGTGAAAGTGATTGTAACATTCCAATAACAATGTCTTTATTTTCAATATCAATAATTTGTCCCTGTATTTTTCCGACACGCGCATCTGGTAAGAATTGTTCAATTCTCTCTATCCATTGATTCAATAGAAACGATTTATGAACAATCACAAGTGCTTTTTTTTTTAATTTGGCAATAATATAAAGAGCCATTACCGTCTTTCCTTTTCCAGGGTCTACGTCTAATAATCCACCACCACTTCCCTTTACGAATTGAATGTATTTATTTACAATATTATTTTGATATTCTCTCATCTCGCCGTGAAATGTTAGGTCAATGTCATCACCCATGGGTAGTTTGTTCTCTTTAAAATCACCGAAATTATCTGTACCAAAATATCTGGGAAGATAATACTTTTTAGGAGACTCTCTGTAAAGAATAAATGGTTCAGGTTGAACCGGTGATTTAGGAAGATATGGTTTAACAGTCAATCCTTCTCTGATAAATGTTTGCTCCTTACTGGTTAATTCTGATTTCAATAAAGTATATCCTTTTTTTCCTAGATAAGAATTGATATTGGAAGTATTATTGGTATTAGTATTAGTATTTGTAGTGATCATGTGTATTATATAGTAAATATATACGTGTTATGTTTATTCAATTTTAATAACAAATAATAATCATACTTAAACTTAAACATGTAAATGGAAAATAAAAAATATAATAATATGATATATGGAATCCTATCAACATTTTCTCAAAAAAGGTAATTCACACCATTTGGCTTTATTAGTCGCATTGATTTTATACAGTATTCTCAATATCCAAACTCCTGCTTTCTTAGCTAATTTAATTGATAATGTCTATGGCAATGTAGTTGTTATATTTGCCGCATTTTATTTGTTGGCTAAATGTCATCCTATTCTTGGTGTTATTGGTTTATTCGCAGCTTATGAATTAATCCGTCGTTCAAGTCATTCTACCGGTTCATTAGCTATTCAACGTTACTTGCCTACCGAGATGAAGAAAAGTGGTCACTTAAGTGCGTTTAACCAATTTCCAGTTACTTTAGAAGAAGAAGTTGTTAAACAAATGGCTCCTTTAGTAGAGAGTGCTGGTCCTAGTAATTTAGACTATAAACCAATGAGTGACGAGACATACAATGCTATGGATGTCCATGATTCTATTTCTATCGTTTAATTTTTATTGTGAACGAGTTGAAAACGTTAAATGTAAATAATCATAAATGAATTATGATTATTTATTAGTTACTATTTATTAGTTACTATTTATTAGTTACTATTTATTAGTTACTATTTATTAGTTACTATTTATTAGTTACTATTTATTAGTTACTATTTATTATTTGTGATTATTCTGGAACTACCTTGGTATTTACCTTGATTTTACGTAATAAATAATTACCACTCCACATTATACCATATGCTACCACTGCTACAAGTATAATATATCCAATAGATTCTAGTTGTTCCAAGGCGACAGAAGGGCCATCCATACTTGCTATAGCTCCTTCTTGAACCAATATTTCTCCAGTTGAATCTACCGGTTGACAATCTATGTAAATAGTATCGTCATTATTTTTAGAATTAGCACCTTTTTCATTATAAAAAACACTATTATTTTTTACATCTACTTTCACCGTTTTTATATTCTTCTTTATTTTGTCTAAAACACTTGACTTAATATTTAGGGCATCGTCAATATTATAGACTACGTACGAATAGGTTCCATTACATGGTTTGTATGGTAAAGTACCAGTATATGAATAGTATCCCTTTCTATCGGGTATAAAATTATCAAGAGAGAAATTTCCTACAGAAACAGTGGCCGATTCGTGTTTATTAGGAGTTCTTAAAGCAGATTCTTCCAATAATTTACCTAGTTGTTCGGAACCCTTGTCATTCTTTTCACCGCTAATAAATGGTACGGATACAATTAGATTTTTTCCAGGACCACCGTGTATAATCAATATTTCACCATCGGCCACAGTGTCGCGATAATAGGTATGTAAAGATGGTTGATATATTCTCACCTCATTAACTGTATAATTCTCATCATTGTATTTTACTGGATTTGTTTTTCCAGAGTAATTTAAGGATAAGTAATTTCCACTATTAGTGACATTGGGTGTATAAATACCATATTCATGATTATAATCACACTTTAGATGGCATGGTCCAGCGATTGTAGGCATAGATATATTTACTGGTGATGTGGCATTTGAACAATCAATTGTATTTATACCCATATTTAACTGAATTCCAGATGACTTTATACTTGGCATATTAATATAAGATTACAAAATAAATATGAAATAAATACTTTTCTTAAAGTAATATATATAATATATACATGAAACTTTCTAAAAACCGGTTAAATAAAATAAAGGCGAAAAAGAATGCCTCTAGGAAACAGTTTCATTTAAGAAAAAAAGAGAGTAAATATAATAAATCACAGAAAAAACACAGACGTAATACTCATCTCAAACAAAAAACATTGAAGATTTATGTAGGAGGTGGTTATGGTGATCAATTTATAAAACCAATTTGTATTGGAGATATGGTTAATAAATTAACTTCATGTGTAGTTGGTACATCAGACTACAATAATTTGCGACCTAAATTAGTTGAGGATTTGAAAGATCTAGAAGAAAAGAAAAAAAAATTATATGAAGCAGAGTATACATTGACTGGAAATACACAGTCACCAATAAAATACGGATCAGAAGTGCTTATCACAGCTTATAATCTATCCAACATCGCTAGAAAGAAAGGTGCGACAGGTATAGAGAATTATATATTATATTTTAAGGTAGGAAAGTTTAAAACTGGCGAAAAAGTGTTTGATTTGACTCGCGTTATACCTAAGTTAGGTGAATATTATTCAAAACATAAAGACAAGGATCCAAAACAAATAAAGGAGAAAAAAGAAGAAATAAAAGAAAAAGTAGAAAATATAAATAAGGATTATGCTAAAATACTAAAATATCCATTATCTATTTATACAAGTGAAGATTATCAAAATATTATTAACTATATTGATCAAGAAGCATCTACAATAAAAAAAAATAAGGATGAAACTAATGACGTATTTAACAAATCGC